TGGTAACTTCTTCGACCATAAGGCCAACAGTAGAGTCACCTTGCTGACCTACGTCTACTTCCTGCATAGGACGTAAAGTAGCAACATTCCACCACATTGGATCATAGATCAAAGCAGTAGAGTCAGCAGCTGCGAAGCCACCAGCATCAGAACCGCCAGTTACTTGCTTAGGTGTTAAACCCATCAAGTAGTTAGGTACAACCATGATGTCACCGAAGTCAGACATGTACATTTCCACTGATTGACGTAACTTACCATCATCAACAGAACGACGAGCATTACCTACAGAACCAGCACCAGTAGAGGTGGTAGCGCCTGCAGCTTGTGCCTTAGCGGAGAACTCACGACGAAGAGAAGGAGATACCATTAACTTAGTGGCTTTACCACCAGCTTCATAGATCTTCTGCATAGTTTCGTCAACCTGAGATAACTCAAGCTTGCCGAATACAACAGCGTTAGTACCAGTAGCTGCAACAGGTAGTACAGTAGCACCGCCTACAGCAGAGATAGTACCATCACCATCACCAGTACCAGAAACAGTAGCTGCACTAGTTACGTTACCAGCGTCTACAAATGACAAGAAGCCAGCTGCACGACGGATAGCACCACCAGTGTTAGCGCCAGCATCAGTACCAGCAGCAGTAGAACCACCAACATAACTAGTTGCATGGATGTCTAAGTCACGACGCATTTCTGTGCCACGCTTCTTCAATTGATAAGAATACTCATCAGCTACACCAGCTTGGTCTACAGCACGTTTGGTGCCAGAAACTTTAAGTTGCTTGGAGTTGATTTGAGTATAGTTGCCCAAACGAGCACGAGCATCTGGGTTCTGAAAGGTAGAACCGATGTCAGTTCCTTCAGCAACAGTAGACTGTCGAACTGTATCTAGCTCGTCAGTGTTCCATTCATGAAAGATTGCAGTTGCTTTCGAAGTACCGATAGAAGAAGTAAACGGAGTCTCATCACGAGTAATCATCGAGATAAAGTTCGCCAAGTCTTCTTTTTCGGTAGTAGCGGCAGCGTTCTTGCCCTTAGGGCCTGTAGAAGTATAATTAGCCATTTTGCTATTTTCCTATTAGATATTAAAATTTAACTTAACGACCGCTGAGTAAAGAATTATGCGCAGTTTACATATCTTGGTAAGAAGCGTTAGCCTCCATCTCCATACATATTATTCACATCCATCTACGTTGCAGAGTTGAGAACAGCCTCTGGTCAAATTACTATTCTCTCTTCTGTAATTACTTTGTTGGTAGGGGGCCATAGCCGCCATCTCGTAATTAAGTTTATATTGTTAAAGAGTTTTTGTCTCTATGCTTCCTTCTTTGGGCGACCTACACCCCGAGGTATTTCAGCAGTTAAGCTCTTTAACTCGTCTTTTAATTGCAGTAGTAACAAATTTACATAGTAAAGCTGTGGTGCAATAGTTCTAGCACGTCCTTCGTTGTAGGTAATTTCCCTTAACAAAGGCGCTCTTTGTCGCTGTAGAATCTCTATAGCTTTTTCTAGTTGCTCGCTCATTATTATTCTCCTAACGATCTAGATGCTAAGGCCCGTAAGAAATCTTTCTCGTCATTAGCATTACCATTTCCAGATAATACTTTATTGCGATTAGATAACTTGCGTGTCTGATCTTTTTGACTTGAACTTTGTCCCTTTTTAGGTGGAGCTTTTTTGGTTGCAACCTTAGCTCGTTTCTTGGCACCTGTGGATACGTTAGTTTTCATACGTCTATAATCGTCTACGAATTTAATAATGGAAGGGTCTGTAACCACTGCGAGCAATGATTGAGGTAAACCCTCTGCTAGTGCAAACTCTCGTACTGAGACAGCCACATCATCAGACCAATCTTCAATGTGCTCATGAATAGTTGCATTAAATTGTGCAACACCCCTAGCTAACATTTGTTGATCCATGTTGGACTCTCTTGACTTTGCAGCGGTAGTCAGCGACTCCCGTTGCTTTCGAGCATTCCAGTACTGTTCTTGAGCTTCACCTAACTTCTCTTTAAGTTCTTGAGCCTGATATGTATCACCATCGTCACGAGCAGTTTCCCGCTCCTTTTCGATGGTTACATATTGTTGCTCCCAGTACTTCTCATTAGACATTAGCTGCTCAGAAGCAGCGGAGGCTAATGCGGTTACCTCTTGGCTGTAGTTGGCCTTCTCGGCTTCAAACGCTTTACGTTCTTCACCGAATTCACGACCTTTAGCGCCTAGAGATTGTTCAGTACTGTAACCTTTAATTACATCATTAACGGATACAATATGTTCCTCTCCGTTAATCTTTACATTTACTAGCAGATTATCTAGATCATATTCACTAGGATCTAGCATATCCCCTACGGGGTCATCTACAGGATCTTCTGCATCAGGCTCCTCATCTGAGGCCTCTTCTTCTTCTTCAACAGACTCTTCGTCGACAATGTCGTCTTCAGTCTCTTCCTCTGCATATTCTAATTCTTCAGAATCATCAGTGCTAGCTTCTTCGGTACCTTCGTCTAATTCAGGTACACCATCTGCTGCTTCTTTAAAAAAGTCACTGGATTGCAATACTTTTTCTAGTGCTGCATCCACATCCATAGCGCCATCCGATTGGGTAGGGTCTATTATAAGGGCCATTAATCTTCTCCTTCATTATCTTGAGCCGCTTTGTTTTTCATATCGTCCATAACTGGTACGTTCTTTCCATATAACTCTTGTCTAACTAGCTGTTCCTTCACGGAACCCAAGGCCATAGCACACGAGTATAAGAATTCACGAGTTTTGGTTTCATGTGGGTCTGTCTTTAACCATTGGGTAAAGTAATCCACTAATATTTCACCATACGAAGACATGAAGAATTCATCTAAAACTCTAGATGTAAACTCCGCGTCTACGTGGGCTTTGCGTGCCAACACATCAGGGTGAATCTTATGACTACCATGATTTGCTGTATTAGCTAAACGTCTTTTAGCTACTTCTTCATATTCCTTACGCATTTAAAACACCTTATTGCGGGGGTTGGCCTTGCATCATGCTTTTTATAGCTTGCAGGGCTTGTTCAGGCTCAATGCCCATTTCACGGACAGCAGCATCTAAAATACCACCGCCACTATCGCTAGGTTGACCTATTCCACCAATTAGGGCGGTAGCCTTCTGGATAGTTTGATCCATGTTAGGCATTTGAGGAGGTTCAACTTCGTTCTTCAAAGCTTCTTGACGCAACTTTTCCCATTCTTGTTGATGTCTATCTATTGCTACTGCTAATTGCTTAGTATTATCCTGTATAGCATTACTTGCTTGTACATTCGTATAGTTAACATTAGCTCTAGCTAGATCCATCTGGGTCTTCTCTGCGTCTTTAACTAATTTCTTAGCTTCTTCTGCTTCTTTCTGTTTCTTCTCTGCGGATTCTTTAGCCTTATCTTTAAACTCATCAGAATTATAATCTTCTAAATAGTCTAAAGGATTCTCATCCATGCTTGCTAGCAGGTTGTTAGCTAAGATTGCAGTTACATCAGGTCGTAGAATTATTTCTTGACCACCTTCCCGTACCAAAGGCAATAGTTGTGTAGCAATTACAGTGAGCTTTTCACGCTTATTAGCATTACTGTTCTCACCTAAATCTACATCCACAATCATATCCATGTGGTTAGGAAGTTTGGAAATATCTACATTTGCATACACACCTGTATAATCAGGAGTCATCGACTCTTTCATATTAGCTCGCATTTCACGATACACACCTTCAGCTAAGCGCTTAAAGCCTGTTTCAGCAAATATACGTGCAATGTGTTGTATACGCTTTTGTGCAGCTGTCTGGGTCATTGCTAACTTAGTTTCAGAGTTACCTGACACATAAAGTTCATCATTAAGACCTTGAGCAGCTTTAGACATACCAGTGGCTTGTTCTTTATTTGTTTGCAAGTGCTGCAATAAAGGTACTGTGCCAGTACTGATAGTTTCCGGTTGCAACATAGCAACAGCACCTTGAGGGGCGCCATTAGTTGCGATAATATCTTTAGGCTTCATGTTCTGCAATGCAGAGAAGTCTACTACATTGGGATCAGCCAAACGAGGGCTATAGTTTGTTAAGTAAGTATTCTCAACAAATCCTCTCAAAATAGCTGTAGATGCTAAAGTAGAACTACGTGTCATATCTGCTACAGATAATCCGTAGAATTCATAAGGTACTTCAAAGGGGCATATAGATGCTAAGTTAATAGATGCTACATCTTCTTCAAATAGTATATGATATCCTGCCATAATGATATGCTTAAGTTCTGCAATACCATCACCATCTCGGTCTACCTTAACCCAACACTCAGTTACAGTAATAACTTGGTTAGCTTCTAATGTAGTAGTATTATCTCTATCATTAGTTGCGTGATATGACTGTCCTGTTACTTCTTTACGAGCAGCAATCTCTTCTGAGTATTCAGAAGTCCAGTTCTCATCACCTAAGTCATCCCAGTCTTTAATCTCACTAGCCATCTCTGGATATTCATTTCTAATCTCACTACGTGTAAGATCTATCTGAATACCTACAAATGTTGCATCATCGAGACTAGTTGCATCTCGACTAATACGAAATGATTCTTGTGGTATATTTTCAATCTTAACTCGGCTTAAATCAATCTTTTTCTTTAAGCGAACATCAGAATAGTAAACACCATCAGTCCTAGGAGAGATAAGCAACTCACCTGCAATCTCAACATTTTTATCACCAAGCTTCTCATCCAAGGCTTCTTGGCTAATTTCATCAAATTCTTCATATTCGTATCTAAAGTCTTCTACATAATCCCAACGGATAATTGCATTCTTCCAAAGTAATGAAGACTTAACCCACGTATTTAGTAATGACCAACCACTGTTCTTTTTAAACACACAATAGTTTACAACATCAGATGCTTCTCTTGCAGACTTTAAAGCAGCAGGAGTTTTATCGTAGGGTACAAACTTTGCAATCTTCTCATTGTTTAACATGAGATCAGATATTACAGCAAGGTACGCCTCTATTGTCTCAGTAGTATCTGATGACACAATTCCAGAAACACCTTCAGGTGATAAATGCCCTAATGGTACACCTGCATATTCGTAGGTTGCCATCTTTCTTTCACGCGTTAGGTCAGATGAGTTGAGCCAAGTTCCTGTAGAACCTTTTACTCCACTCTCGATTAGAGCTACTAGCTCATCATCGTCTACCTTCTCAAACTTCTTCTTCGCCATATTCTATCTCCGAGATTAGGCCATACAAACTATCATTGGATATTTGAGGTTATTTTCGATAAGTATCTATTTTATACTTACCAGATTTTTCGTTCTTAGCACTACGGGCTACCCTAGCTTTATAAACTTTTCCGTAGGCTTCTTTGTTACTACCAGTTGGATCTGCTTCATTTGGTTTAGGCTTTACGTATGCTGTACTCATTTTAGTGCCTCTACAGTTTCAATTACTTCTAATTGTTGTAGAGCCGCTGTTAGTTCTTCATCTGTTAAATCTTTAACTTCAACAGTTGTTTGAACCACATCTCTACGAGTAAGTTTAGGTGCTTCATATTCAGCCACAAGAGAGGCTAAACGTCCAGCTTCTGCATCATCACCTGACTGCATGGCCTTAACCATGAGTAGCTTTAACACATCTAAACCTTTAGGGGCTTGTCCAGATACTTCGTATCCGATAGAATCTAGGGCCTTAACGAAGAGACCTAGCTCTTTGATCTCTGCTCTGCGTTTAGCTTTAGTAGCTTGACTCTTTTCTCTTGCTTCTATAGATGATGCTCTATCTCGAAACAATACTAAGTTCTCACCTCCGGGGTGGGCCATAGCTCTTTTTTGCCCATCGGTGAGATTCTCAGCATGTTCCTCTGGGGTAACAGGTACGTACT